CAACAATTTTTAGGAATATTTTAAGAAGTCAGCGACCCCATATATATATTGACCCTACTGAATCACAAGGTGGTTGTATGACTCTACCCTTCTTTTATCCCTATAATGCTTTATCTATCCCCGAAGCAGAATGGGATAGGATGGGATCCATTAGATTTGCTGAATTGTCTGGCTTGAAACATGCTAATGGAGCTACCGATCCTATACAATTGACTGTTTATGCTTGGTGTAAGGATATTCATTTATCAGTTCCTACATCTGATCAACCAGTGATGACTGCTCAATCTGGAACTGCTGATGAGTATGGAGATGGTCCAATATCTGATACAGCTTTTGCGGTTGCCGAGGTGGCAGGCAAACTAAAGAATGCCCCAACCATTGGCTCTTATGCTCGTGCTACCGAGATGGCGGCAAGAACTGTGGGAACTGTAGCTAAGGCTTTTGGCTATTCTAACCCCCCAGATATAGGTAGAGTGGCTCCATATCAACAAGTCACATTCGGTAGATATTCCACAACTTCAGGAGAAGATATGGCTCATAAGCTGACATTAGATCCTAAATCGGAAGCTACTATCGATCCGCATGTTACAGGTCTGGATGGTACGGATGAGATGGATTTGAATTATCTGTTTAAGAAAGAATCGTATCTCACATCTGTCACGTGGGGATCCTTGGACGTTGCAGGTGTTCGACTTTCTGAGTTGAAAGTGACACCCCAAATGTACAACAGATACTCGTTGACTGGAGGTTATTTTATGACTAGTTTGTGCCATGCCAGTATACCTTTCTCCTATTGGAGAGGCAACATCAAATTTCGATTACAGATTGTTGCTTCTAAATTCCATAAAGGTAGGCTCATTGTATCGTGGGACCCTAGCTATCATAAATCAGCCGAGGAGAATATTCAGTATTCTAAGATTGTGGATATTTCTGAGGATAGAGATATCACTTTCGAAATTGGCTGGGGACAGCCTCAACCTTATGCTATTATGGACATTCCTGATTCAGATGTTAATTGGAGGCATAGGACATCTGCTTATACATCCCACGATCCCAACACTAATGGTGTATTGAGTATTCGTGTTCTTAATCCTTTGGCAGTCACTACTGATGCCAGTCTGAATAATGACATTGATATTAATATATTTACTAGCGCAGGCGAAGGATTCGAAGTGTTTAGCCCTAGACGAGTACCTCAGATGAGTCCTTTTGAGGATCAATCTTATGATGGCCCAATGGAGGAGCAATCTGATGTCATGGACGCACCTTTACCTGAGACAACTCCTTCTGATACAATGGGCGAAACAGTGTCCGATAAGTCAACATTGATTTACCATGGTGATCCAGTTAGTTCTCTCAGGCAGTTACTGAAGAGGTACGATACTGGTTACATGGTCCCAATGGAATTCTATACTACTGCTCCGCTTATGGATGGCGGTCAAACGCATAGATATTATCTGACTTCCTTGTTGCCTTGTATGGGGTATAATCCTCAGAGCATTTTTGCCTCTACTACAGCGGAACCATACAGTTTTTGGTATCCTAACTTTATAAATTGGTATGCAAATGCTTATATGGGTTATCGAGGATCAATCCGACACAAGTTTCAAGCTACAGCAGTTACACCGGAAGGTAATCCTGTCACGGCAAGGCTTTCAGCACAGAGAGTCATTTTTGAGGAAGGCCGTATTGGATGGGATGATACTGCTTATACTCCGAATTCTAGTGATTCACAAT